GAACCATCTGGATTTTTATAATAAGAAGTTGTTGGTATAGTTCCCTCAACTTCTTTCATTGTTTCTCCATCATATTCTAAGTAATTAATGCCATCTTTAAAAAAGAATATATTGTCATATACAAAACTGCTGCTTTGCTTAGGGTTCAATCCCGAATATATTTCGGTAGTTTCCATTGGAGTTAATGGATAATTAGTCCATTCTAGCATTTTTGTTCCACAATGAATTAAAACATGCAAATAATCATTAGTTCTATAAAAAAATAATCCAAAAATTTCATTATTTAATGTTTCTAATAATTTCATTCCTGGCCTTGTTTGTACACAATCGTCTTCTGAATAATCTTTCCAAAAATTTAAAGCGTCAGGACTTCTGTAATATGGTACTATACCATTGCTAAAATCTACACCTTTAAAACTGGTGTATTTTCTTGTTAATAAGTCGGTAATATCAGACATCTGTACCACCAGTTATTGTTATTACTCCAGAAGTTCTTCGGCCATCTATGGAATTTTTCATTTCTAAATATCTTTTATAAAAATATTCACCATAGTTACTTATCATGTCCATTTTTAATAAATCTGCTGCTATTCCATAAGGCATAATTTCTAATAAAACTAAATCCAAGTCAAATTCAAAATCTTCATCATATTTAGTTTCATCATCGTCATCATCAAATATAACTTTTACTTCTTTTGGATATTTATAATAATAAACTTTTATAGTTCCATTGTAATCATCTGGAAACACTATTATATCCTCGTTTGGCATAGAATATTCTACATCTTCACCAATGTAAATGCTTTTTAATTGATAACAGCCTTCTAATTCTTCTTTTAGATTTATTACCTTATTTTCGTTTACTTCTATTTCTTTATAGGCATTAATTTTGCGGTATTTCATTAAGTCCATTTGAATTTGATTTACTACGCCATTTATTTTGTTTAATACATCCTCATCTTCTGCTAATCCCTTAAGATCAGGATAGTATTCTTCAATCAAACTAAATGTTTTTGCTTTCATTTCTTTTAATGTCATATGCTCCTCCTATTCTTCTTTTTAAGGTTCTTGTTTATATATATCTTGAATATCATGTATTTCTTTTTGTAAATCTTCTAATGTTGTCATTTGATATTGAGGAACTATGAAGCCTTCTTCCTCACTCCAGATTAAAATTGTACCTTCTGGAACTTTAACCTTAATAGTAGATTTTTCTTCAATTTCTAATTTACCAACAACATCTTTTCTAGTAATATTAGTAGTTAATGTTAAATTTTCAAATGTTTGAGTAATTGTTCCATCATCGATTTTTTCCTCAAATTTTGTATTTTTATCCACCTTTTTACCATATATTTGCTTAAGATTAGGTCTTATTGTGTAATATTCAACTTTTTCTTCCATATTTTTTTCATTCCTTTCTAAGACGTGTTTGTGAGAGTTGCACTCACCAAATTACTCTTAACACGATAAAAAAGAGAGTTTCCTCTCTTATTTTTGAGTTTTAATTACAACAATTTCTTCTGGTCTCATTACTTTTGCACCAAAAGCATAAAGAGCCTTAATTGCATCTTCAAAACTATCTTGTGGTCTATAAGTTTCAGTTTTTCTTACTTGTTCCACAAAAGCAACAGCATGTTCTGTTCTAAGAATATTGTAAATGTCAGTATCATCGCTTGGTAATAAGTTTTCAATAGTAACATTTGCGTTGCCATATTTACCAACAATACCTTTCTTAGCCATTTCAACATTATTAGTTAATAGTTCTGTTAATGATGGTCTTAATACTTTATGATAACTTGGCGCAATTTCAAGCCAATAATTTTCTTGAACTTTACAGTTATTACCATAAAGAACAGCAAAACCATCTTCTAGAATATCAATAGCATTTGCTTTTGTTGCTTTTACTGAGCTAGTTGCTTCAATTGTTCCATCAGTTACACCAGTTTTAACAATTTCTGCAACATATTTATCACCCTCTTCAGAAAGTGAAAGTGCACCCTCTTGAGCAGTTGCTTCCATTGCGCCAGGTACAGTTTGAGCCTTTACAATATCATCAATACCAATATTGAAATAATAGAATTGGTCGATTAAGATATCCTTAGAAGTTGCTGAAATAGCTTCTCTTTCTATTTTTGAACCAGGAGTGTATTTTTTTGCAGTTGGTCTTACTGCATTTAAAACTCTTACTTTGTCTGCATTTTTAGCATCTGTTTCATATTTAAAATCGCAGTGATTTCTTAATGAAGTGATTGTTTTTAATGCTCTTTCGTAGGCTTTATGCCATATAGTTTGTTTTGCGCTATCCATAAATAATCATTCCCTTCTTTTTTTAACGCATTTAATTTGAGTGAGTCATAGATTTTCTAACTGCATCCCATACTTCAGGATTATCTAAATCTTCAGAAGTAAGTTTTGAAATCTCTTCATCAGTATAAAATGTCTTTTTAGAAGGCTCTTTTATACCTTTCATACTTCCGGGATTTGCAGGCTTAGTTTTAGAATCTTTACTCTTATAAAGACTATAAATGTCTTCCATGGGAACATTTGAATTAAATTGCTTTCTGAATTTAATAAAATTAGCATCAGATAGTAATTCTTCTTTTGCTCCTAATTTTAAAAGTGATTTCTTATCTCTTTCAGAATTTAATTTTTCTGCTAAAGAATTAAATATCACTTTTTCGCTTGCATTTAAGTTTTCATATTTCTTTTCAGCAAGCCTATTAGCCTCACTTACCATTGCATCATAACCCAAATCGATTATTTCTTCTGCTTCGGCTTTGGCTAATATTTCTATTTGCCTAGAACTTAACCCAGGCTTGGTTGCCTCAGGTAATTTAATACCTTCTGCTTCGTAATATTCACGAAGTTTGGCGTTTGTATCTTCACCATCCTTTAATTTTAAAGTGGTTCTTAATACATTATCTGTATCCTGATATTTAGAAAGTTCTTTTTGATACTTTCTATCTTCTCTATCAAGTCTAATTTTCAACATATTGTTGTACTCTTCTTGATATTCAGGGTTTTCTCTTAACAATTCTTTAAGAGTTTTCTTGACTTCTTCTTTTTCCTCAGCATTTTGTTGATCACTAGTTTCTTCAGTTGCATTAGCGGTATCAGTCAGTTCTATACCTTCCTCAGTTTCTTCTGTAGTTTGAGTATCTACATTTTCAGCTTCGTTAGTTTGTTCTAACATTTCATTATTTTCCATTTTTCCCTCCATTTAAAGCCCGTCGGCTATATATTCCATACATTTTTGATAAGGTCGATATGTTAGACCAATTTAAAAAACTACATTGCTGTAGTTTCTATCATTTGGTTGCCAATATTGGACATTTCTTGTATATCCATGGCATTTGCTTGTTGTTGTTGAGCTTGAATTTTTAATTGCTCAGCTTGTTGTTGAATAGCACCAATTTGCTCTTGAGACTCTTTTCTTTTACGTAATATCTTTTCTAGTTTAGTTTTAGGCATTACTGAGTCTGAATCCAATGATTCAACATATTCTTCAAATGTTATCTTTCCGCTAGTAAATAAGTTTTCTAAAGATAATTCTTGTGCATATTTATCAAATGCACCTTTTGGAGTAATATCTACTTTTACACTAGTGCTTAATGCTTCCAAAATATAAGGTGGTATCTTTTCTTGATTTGTTGTCATTTGACCAGTCATAGGGTCTGTTTCGTCAACTTCAATAATAAGTCCATCTTCAGCATATGTTTTCCACATTTCAAACCAAATTCTAGCTAAATCTTCTATAAAGGCCTTTAATCCTATTACTTGGTCTGTTAATGGTTGATTTTGAGCATTTTGTACTGCAAGTATTGCTTTACCGCTTGCACTTTCGGGATTTATATTTCCCGTCGTTGCATCTCCAGCATTATTTAATTCTCTTGAATAGCTAATTAGTTCTGTTTGGAACTTTTCACTATCTGTACTCATTTGTGCTGGAGTAGTATTCATAAATACATCGCTTGCTCTTGTATTACCCATGTCTCGGAACTTTATTATTGCGCCTATTTTATTTACTGCACTTGGATTTTGTACTGCATCTGTATTAACAACCTTTTGCGGATATGCTGTATTTTTAACGCTCAACGCTCTTCTCATGGCAGTTTTATTTGTTTCCAACTGATTAGGTATTAATTGTCTTACTTCTCCTATACCTCTAGCATTTCCCTCTTGGTCTTCCCAATTCATATGTGCTACTGGATATAAAGTCATTTGAGTATCTTCGTCTTCTTTAATAACACAATATTTTGTTGATTGACTAAAGTGTATAGTTCCATTTTTTCTATATAATTTAGTTATTAACCAACATTTATCATCTATTTCATCTTTAGCACTATCTCCAGAGATTGTTGATGTATCGTTATCACCAACTATTGATTTTATTTTTTCTTCTGGCAATCCTTGCTCTTCTGCCATTATCTGAAGTTCAATTATTGTTTTTCTTTGTCTTAGTAAAATATAAGGTTGAAGTTGGATTTCATCTTCATTTTCGTTTCCATACATAATATCATTCTTAGATATTATTTCATTTACTGGAATATCATCATCGCCATAATATGTATAAGAAACTGCTTCATCGTTTATAGCAGCTTGTCTAACCCATTTTTTTATTTTTTTATCAAGGAAATCTTTATCAAATACTTTACTTGCTTTTTTATTTAATAAGTCACAAGTTTTTTGAGCCAATTCCATAAACTCTGAATTTTCTATATTTTCAGGGCTATAATTAACTGCAAAAAGATTAGAAGTAATATTTGATACTTTTTGCTTAACAATTTGCTTTATGAAGTTATATTGTACTTTTTCAACGCCCTCAATTTTTAACCCATGCCATTGATCACCATTGTACATTCTAAAGTTTAAATCAGTATCTGAATAAATTTTTCTTCTAAACATAAAATCTTTATGTTTTTCATATATTGTCCATACATCTGTTTTTTCTAATTCTTCTAAGTTCATGTCTACCTCCTAATCTTTTGGCAATTCTTTTTGCCCTAAGCCAGTTCCATCATAATTATCAATGTTATATTCATTTATTTCATTTAGAGTGTTTTCTTTTTCCAAATTTTTTTCAAATTGTTTTACCTCTCTATGCTCTTTAAATGATTCTATCGGTCCTTTAACTATCTTTTCGTCTTTATTAATCTTTTGTCCTATTTTTATACCATAGATAAAAGAAAGCATAATAAAAACACCAGTTATGGTGCTGAATAATATAGATTCAAGCATTGTTTACCACTCTTTCCTATTTAGCCCAATCATTTTAATGCATCTATTTTCAATTTTTTTATATGCATCTAAATAAATTTCATTTTTATTAGAATTATATGTCACTTCATAATACATACCATCTAATAATGAGGTGCTTATTAATGCTTTATTGTGACCTAATTCAAAGGCATACCAGACAATATATACATCATAATCATCTATTGATATTCCATCACTTAAATCTAAATGTTCATAAGCATATTGTCTTACTAAGTTTTTGCTATATTCTATGAATTTATCGCTACTCATTGTTATCACTCTTTTTCTTTTTATTTTTGGACTTAGGCTTAGTTTCATCTAACACTTTACTAACTGTATCGTTAATAATTTTATTTGTTTCTTCTTCACCTAGAACGTCTTCACTAATTGTTCTTAATTTTCTTAATATTGCTTTTTTCATTTCTATTCCCTCTTTCTAAATTACGACTATTTCTTCGCCATAGTCATATATTTTTGTATCTTCTTCAAAGAAATTACTGAATGTGTTTTCTTTATCCACAATTTCTTTACTAGGAGATACTCTACTAACGCAGAAGTATCTTAAAGCATCGCAGATATGCGTTAATTCGTGAGGCTCATTAGCACAATCATTTGGATTTTTCTCATCATGTTGTATTTGTGGCAAATATTCAATTAGCGTTAGGCAAGTATTAAATATTACTAAATCGCTTACTTCTTCAAGCGTACCCGTTTGCTCATTTCTTTTTTTTCTAATCTTTAGCCATTCTTTTACAGCTAACCAACCACTAACTCTGTTGTTACTAGCTTTTGTGAGTATTATTCCATTATCTCTAAATATCTCATATGTACTCTTACCAGTGTCTCTATTTCTATTCCACAAGTCTGGTGGTGCATAAATATGTTTAAATGTATTGCCTCTCATATAACTTCTTAATATTTGACATGCTTCACTAACTATTAAGTTTTCTTTATGAATTTGGTTATACACATATGCCTTACCTTTAGTATCCACTGCAATAAAAAGCACAGCAAACTTGTCTAAGCCATAGTCAAGTGTTATATATTTGTCCCATGATGCATCTATTTGAAATGGTTCAATTACGTGTATTCTTCTATTAAATTCTGGGAAGAACACTCCATCGTATATATCCCAATCTCCAAATTTTAGTGCTTTTCTTTCTTTTTCCGGTAAGTTATCAAGCCTTTTAATGTAATCAGGGTCATTTGTTAGTAAAAATTTATTATCTTGAACCAAACTAGGAATAAATATTCTAGTAGTCGTTGTTCCAGATTCATTAAGTACTTCATGTACTTTATTTGGTGCTCCAATATCAATAAATCTTTTCTTAACCCAAGTATGTCCTACACCACCAGGATTAGTACTGCTTTTTATGCCTTTAGGATAACCATTAGCACCACGGCATCTACTTATCATATAAACATACATATACTCAGTAAAATGTGTTAATTCGTCAAACCTTATAATGTCATATTCTGCTGATTGATATTGATAAACG